AGAAGATAGTCGTCAAAAAGCCCGAGTAATGGAATATTGGCTCGCTTTCACAATTTTTTTGTCGTTGGTCATTATTGTTTTGTGGAAAAGCGATAACGACGATATGGCGATGTAGGATAATTCAAGCGATACCCGAACGAGGGATCGCAGATTGTTTAACCTGTTCGATGGTGTTAAGCAACGAGAAAGGGTAGTCATTTGGCTGCCCTTTTTACGTGAAGCATGAATCACGCAGGGCCCGCTCCCACGCTTTATCAAAAGCGTTGGAATAAATTGTCTTTTTCTTTGGTAGTTACAATATATTTTGTATATTTGGTGTATAGAAACAAAGGAAATTATGACAAACTTAGCAAAAGTCAAAGACCACTTTAACCAAAAAGGAACTCAATCTATACAAAATGATGCGGCTGGTTATCAATTTGTAAAGCGAGAAGATGGTGTTATGATGCAGTTTTCAAACGGGAAGTACAAGTTTTATGATACAATTGATGGGCTGGCAAAAGCCGCTTTATATAGAATTAAAAGAGGATGAGAACAATTATCCACGTAAACCAACACAAAATAAAAGCAAACAAAGACGGGGCTAATCGCCCTGTGTTAACTTGCAAAACATACAAAAACAACACTTACGCCCACGAAGCTGTAATTTATGGTATAGACGGAAAGGAGGCGGCAAGAATTGTTTACAGACCTGGCAAGCCGCTTTCTTGCGGTGCAAAAGTTTGGATTGAAACAGAATGCAAAGTTAAAATTATACAATAAACATTTATGCCCTACTGGTTTTTAAACAAACAGACAAACGAAGCGCGAGTATTTGGCTCGCGCTCTCCTATTGTAGAATGTACTGACTTGACCGAAAACGAATTAAATCATGCGTTTTCTAGAAAAAAGCAATCTGAATACGAAAATGAGAAATACAGGATAGTTCGGGTTAATTTGGAGCGCGGGGGCAAACATTGAATACAACATTTATTAACACTTTAGCAGAGGTAAATTGATTACGTTTGGATTCACTAAAATAACAACCAATGGGAAAGATTAGCAAAGAAAAAAAGTACAAGACCCGTGATGGGCGGGAAGTAAGAATTTACGCTACCGATACTAGGGATGGGGAATACCCGGTTCATGGAGCTGTACTGGAAAGGGATGGACGGTGGCATTCTGATGTCTGGACTGAAGATGGATTTTATCATTTTTACAAATTGCCAAGCGGCTTCAATCTCATCGAAGTAACCGAGCCTGAATTAGTAAAGGGTAAGTGGTACACTAACGACAACGAAATAGATATAACGACGTTTCGTTTCAATGGAGATTACGATGCCGCAGGCTACCCCAAAGGCTATGGGGTTGGTATTAGTGAGCGGTGGCTTAAAGACGGTCATACCGGCTGGAATTTAGGCGAAACCATTAGAGAGGCGACTGAAGAAGAAGTTGAGCAAGCCTTGACCAGAGCGGCCCTGAAAAGAGGGTTCGTTAAAGGAACGAGATTTAGGTCCGTGGCGACAGGGAGTGAGTTCTTCAGCACGGGGGAATTTTTATTTGAATATGGTATGCTATATCGGAAAATTGAAAGCCACGTTGCGGAAGGCGTTATCATGCAAGACGGCAAGTGGGCTGAAGTGCTTGAAAAGCCCGAGCAGAGGGAAGACCCTAAAGAATCACTTATGGACGCATTAGGGGGGCTGGCAGAAGCTGTGAATAGATTGAGGAAGGATTTCAATAGTTATAGAAAGTGCCAATGCGGCAGCAAGGTTCTTCGACCCCATATATGTCATTGTCAAGAATAGACCGATATTAGCCTATTAAGCCCAACGGTTTGGGTATGGTTAGTTTTGGATTAAAAAATTACTTAATGGAAGTAGGAAGCAAAGTAATAGTGAATAGGCAAATTGGTAAAGATGGGATACCAACACAAACAGAGGGGACGATAAAGCGATTCTCATCTACAATATTAGTGAAGGGGAAGCCAACCGCAGTAATTGTGTTCGATGATGATAAAGAGAGCTATTGGTTTCCGATTGATGAGATTGATGTAGTACGCTAATTCACCACAACGGAGGAGTATAACCGCAGTAGCGGATTAGAAAGCACGAATGGTTGAGTTAAATTAAATATTAATAAAAAGCAATAGTGTTAAAACCAAGCACTACAACCGCTATTGCTGTTATACATTGTTGTAGTGCGTTAATTATTATGGCAAACTGGAAAAGATACAGACTAAAAACTTATGCGGTTGAAGATTACAGACCGCTTGTGTTTAATGAAAAACACCCTTGGTGGTGTAGTGGATATGGCGAAAACTCAACTGGCGAATACGCTGTAATTATAGCTTATTTACCTGAAAGCGAAGATTTGCTTAAATATTGGGATGATGCTTTTGAAGTTGAGTTTACAAAAGAAGAAAGCATAAGTTTTTCTTCAAGATTCCCGAAACCTGAATACTTTGTAGAATCTTAATGCACTACAACCCATTTATAGCACCAAAAAAATGAAAAACCAATACAAAACATTTGCACTCGTCGCTACCTCACTTGCTTTGCTCTTCGCAATCGCAATGAGCGTGATGAACCTTGCCGACTCATGGAGTCAGTATGACCTGTCCGACCACGAGTACCTTCTCGACCTTTGCTTTTGGTCGATAGCGTTCGCTTACATTTTCGCTCACCTAAGCCATAAGGACGGGGATTTAGAAGTCGGGCGGATAAGGAAGAAACCCATTAGATTGAAACAGCTGTTTTTAGGGAATGCGTTGCTATTCGGATTAACAGCCTGCTTTGGGGTAAACAGTCCCTATGAATGGGTGCAAGTGCTTCACTTTATCTTTACGATTGCTTCAATAGCGATGGGGTATGTAACACTTTGGGTTTACACCTTAACCCCTTTTTATCTTGACTTTAAGAAAATAGAGGTTTTCAAAGAGAGGGCTTGGGGTGTTTTTTTTACTATTATTGGAATAGGCGGCCTATGCTTGGGATTCTTCACCGATGTAATTTCAACCGCATGGGGAGAGGTCATTGCAGCCGTTCCTTTGGCTTTATTTATGTACTTTACACTTGAATGAAATGACAGAACAAAAATTAACAGAGCTTTTAAGAAACGCCTACCGTTGGGGTAGAGATAACGGATCCAATAAAAGTGTAAATAATTTTAATGACTTCCTTCAAACCGAAGTCGTACAGGAAGGCATTAAGCGCAGCAAAGCATTAAGTAAGCCTGCGTTGCCTCACCCTGCTTTAAAATTAGCTGGGAAAATGGCAATACGAGCTTCTGATGTTATTTATGCTAGGGCGTTGGATTTAAGTGATAAACTTCAAAAGCTAGACGAATCCGTTAAAGAGTATAACGCTGAAATATTTTCAAGGCAATGACCACAAACGCAATAAACTATGACGCATTGTTGGCTACTGGGCGCGTGTATATTGTTAAAGTTAGCGGAGGCCGCTACGAAGATTGGTGGGAAGAAATAGTGGGTGTTTTTTCAACAAGAAAAAGGGCTAAAAATTTTATAAGGAAAAGGACGCCAAAGGACTACGTTATAGGTAAAGAGCACACGATTGAAATATTGACCTATGAATTAGATAGGCCCTGCGGCTAACTTCTTCTTAACACCAACCCAATGATCGAGAAAGTCAAAACTTCCTGCTGTAAAGCCGAATGGTACGTAAAAAGTCGGGCCAATTTCCGATGTAAGAAATGCGGCAAAGATGTGACTTTAGAAATCGTTCTTCTTGCTGAAGCATTGGATTTAGAACACCGTTAATTTTTATGACATGAACAAAACGGTAGGCCTATGGGATATATCAGTAAAAAGAAAAGGCAAGCAATAAAGGAAAAATTTGGTGGCCTTTGTGCTTACTCAGGAACTCCACTTGAAGATGATTGGCAGGTTGACCATGTAAAGCCACTTGTTCGTAATTGGTTTGATGGGACTTCAATGTTTCCTGATGCTCATTTTGATGAAAACCTTGTACCGTGCCAAAAAATAATAAACCATTACAAAGGTTCTTTGGACTTAGAAACGTTTAGAAATTGGTTTTTAGGCGGGCTACACGAAAGAATGGATAAGCCAAAAAATCCGAGAACTGAAAAATCAAAAAGGAAAAAAGAGTACCTGCAAAAAGTGGCCTCTTATTTTGGAATAACCCCAACAAAACCCTTTAGTGGAACTTTTTATTTTGAGGGCGTGGAAAATGAAGCCCGGCAAACAAGGTCCAATGATTGAAATAGAATGGCACGATAACGTACATCTACCCGCCTATGAGGCCATCCGCAACTCCGGCGCTTCAATTAAACTTTATTGGGGTGGTAGGGACTCGGGGAAGTCCTATGAAATAGCCCTTACGCTAATTAAAAAATGCCTTACCGCAAAAAGATTTAAGTGCATCCTGATACGTAAAACATTTGCCTCAATAAGGGATTCACAATGGGAGCTGATCAAATCCATTGTCTACAACCTGGGCCTGGAAGAAATGTTTGTATTTACCAGATCCCCGCTTGAAATAAGATGTATAAACGGGAATACATTTATAGCCAGGGGGTGCGACAACCCTCACAATATAAAATCAGTAACCGAACCCACCGACGCATGGTATGAAGAGGCGGATAAGCTTGATATAAACGAGTATACAACAGTGTCAACGACACTTAGGTCAAATGATGCCAGTATTGTTGAATGGGTTTCTTTTAACCCCGAATCGGATGGCGACTACGAAGAACATTGGCTTTATAAAATAGTAGGGGAAAATTATGGCGGAACCTATGAATGGGAAAAGCCCGTCTCGGTGGCAGATAAAGAAGTTTTAGTGAGGTATTGCAGCGCCCACACGACATTTGAGAATAACCCCTATTGCCCCGATGAAAGGAGGGCTAAATACATAGAAACCACGTCAGACGACGATTATCTCTATTCTGTTTACATAAAGGGCGAATGGGGTAACAGGGAGGTAAATTCACCGTTTTGCGTGGCTTACGACGAATCTAAGCATGTCGGCGAGGTTGAGTTTAACCCGAACCGGAACACCTATGTTTTGATTGACTTTAACTACAACCCTTTTAGCTGCTCAATTTTTCAAACATGGGCGGATGAAGATGGCGCACACGTTTACCAAACGGGCGAAATTGCCATTGTAAACGGGACTATTCAATCAATGGCCGAAGCCATAAAAGCCGAATTGGGGCAAACCTTAGACTCAGCTTTTTTCGGGGGCGACTATAACGGGGCCGCAAACAAAATAGGCCGATTCGACAATAGATCCCTGTACAAAGAATTGCAGACGGCATTAAATGTATCATGGACTCAATTTAAGCTAATAGGAAACCCTAAGCACAAAATGTCCAGAATTGATTGTAATTACTTTTTAAGACACTTTCCCGACTTTAAGGTTGGTGAACATTGCAGAAGCTCGCGAAGGGACTACAGGATGGTTCAAATAGACGCATACGGATCTATCATAAAGCGCAACCGTAAAGACGAGACTCAGCGAGCCGATTTTTTGGACAACTTCAGGTATTTTATAAACACGTTTTGGAAGCAGCAAATTGAAAGACACAAGAGAACGGGTGCGTGGGTTTAAAAAATATTGCTATATTGCAATCAGTAGTTTCATTCATAGTATTGGTTGGGTTTAGGAAGTCCCCGGTTTATTCCGGGGATTTTTTACTTTTGTGTCATGCCTTGTGTTTATACTGATTTGGGTAATTACGACGTTTGCGAAGATGTCGACTTGTCCGTCATTGCATCTTCTACGGTAACGCTAACGAGTCTTAAAACAGGCCGATCATGCGAATACGACAACGGGAATTTCGGGTCTTTAAGTACCGGCACTTATGTTTTCAACTTTAGTGGCACGGACTATTTATTCAGGGTAATATGAAAAAATGCGGGAATAACCAAGGTAAGTGCGGCGGCAATAGACGAATGAGGGATTTATTGCTGTATGGATCAAATCAAGCCGGCCCTGAGTTAGGTTACGGATTGCTTTATAATTGGTTCGCCGCAACGGATTCGAGAGGGGTTGCTCCAAGTGGATTTAGGGTTCCGGCTGAGTCCGATTACGACACTTTGCTTAACAATTTTAATGCGGAGGAACTAAAATCTGAACGCACATCTTCAGATGGTGATCCATTTTATGAAGGCCCACCCACTGCTACTCCCGGCACAAATACATCAGGGTTTACAGCAGTTCCTTCTGGAATTAGAACAGAATTCGGGGCTTATACAGGATTAAGGCGTAATTTCTACGGATGGGCCTCTGATGAATTAAGTGTTAATAACGGATCAAGAATTGAAATAAGCACTGGTGATGCAGCGGGGCCGGGGAATAAAAAGGGAGGAGTTTCGATTCGCTGTGTTTCAGATTCACAACCAGCTTCATCTACCGTTCAAGACAACGACGGAAACAATTATACGTGGGTTCAAATAGGCTCACAGTACTGGTTGCAACAGTCACTTAAAACAACATCTTACAATAATGGAGATAGCATTCCAACAGGATTAGACAACACCGCGTGGTCAAACACAACAAACGGAGCGTGGGCCTACCCCGACGGAGATTCAAGTTTACCAATATGACCTCATTTATACTTTGCGCTTTATTCGTTTACGGCATATCAAAAGTGATAGACGGCTATGCTGACTTCTTTGACATTGACCTTGATCGCTTCTACAATGAGTCAGGCGCGCTATTTAAAGATCAAGACAGCCCCGTGCAAATAACTAAAATAAGACCTAAGTGGCAGAAGTTTCTATTCAAACCGCTATTCTATTGCAATGTCTGTATGAGTTCAGTTTGGGGATCTGTTTTTTACCTTGTCGTATATTGGAACGAAATTGATTTTTTTACTTGGGCGTGCCATCTTATAATATCAGCAGCCATCATATCAATAATTAACAGCCTCACACATGATTAAACCCTGGATTCGTAAACAAATAGCAGAATGGTGGATAAGCAACCGCCCCAAACAAATAAAAGCGAATGACCTTACATTTATAGGGGTTGATGCAAACGGCAAACGCTATTATTCGTGGTCGGAATTTGATCAAATACCGAAATGCAGAATAAGCGAGCTTCAGTCTTTTGCGCTTTTTGACGACATGAAGCTAACCCACGAAACCCTGTCCCAAATTATATCGGCTTGCCACGAACTTCTTGAAAAGTCTTTGGTAGAAAAAGACGCGAAGAAAAAAACCAAAATGCACGCCCAACTATTTGCCCTTTTGGAAGAAATAACATGGCGGGCGCAACATGACACCCCTATTGATATTGTTACCAATATGGCGGCCATCTTAGCGGTAAGGGAAGACGAAAACCCCAACAAGTTCTCAGCCACTACCCACGATGAAAAAGTCGAACAATTTAAAACCGAAGAACGCAACGGCAATTTTTTTTTCACCATGCACAAAGCGTTCAATCAGTTAAAACCATCCTTGGCAATGTCCGCAGAAGAGTGGAAGCAGCATTACAGTCAGGAAATTTTTCGTCAAATACAAAACGACACACGTTTGAAGACTATATTTCCAGGGAAGTCGTCCGAAAGCGAAAAGAAGCAGACGACGAAATGACAATTATGGTTGCAGGGTCTTTAGATGTGAATTCGAAACCAATTAAAGAATGGTTAAATTTGTTATCGGCATATTGCAAAAAGAATAAGATAGAATAATGGCTGTTGATCCGATCATATTAGATTTCAGGGCTAATACTAAGCAGATAAACCAAGAATTAAACAGCCTCGACAAGAAGGTAACAAAGGTTGGAAAGGATTCTAAGAAGGCGGGCGATGACTTAACTGAGGGGTTCAAAAAGTCGGGGCGCGAAGCCAAAAAAGTAAATAAAGAAGTTAGCGGTCTTGATAAGGCCATGACAAGGTTAGCTAGTAGGGTTGCTGCGGCATTTGCTGTTGATGCCATAGTAAGATTTACTCAAGAAGCCGTTGCCCTTGCAAGGACAGCAAAAGGTGTGGAAACAGCCTTTAACAACATCAGAGGGGCAAACATCAGGGCGCTAAGGGAGGCAACAAGGGGAACGGTCTCCGATCTTCAACTTATGCAGTCTGCCGTTCAGGCAAGTAATTTAGGTGTGCCTATCCAGGAGCTTGGCAACCTTTTCGCCTTTGCCACTCAGAGGGCCAGAGAAACAGGTGAATCGGTAGACTTTCTAGTAAACTCTATTGTTACTGGTCTTGGTAGAAAATCGACTTTAATCCTAGACAACTTGGGGATTAGCGCCACCGCATTAAAAGAAGAGCTTGGCGGCGTTTCTGCTCAAAGCGCAACAACCGCCGAATTAACGGAGGCGCTGGGCAGAATTATAGAAAGGGATATGTCTGATGCAATGGATTCGGGTATTGATAAATCTCAAAGGTTAGACGCGTCTCTTGAAAACTTATCCGTTGCCATTGGGAATGCCTTAATACCGGCAGCAGATGCGGGGTCTAATGCACTGGCTAATTTAGCTGATAATATGACCACCGTCGTTTCTTCCGACAACCTCAATGGTTTTGAGCGACTACTGATTGTATTAGCAGAAATTAACCCGGCATTAGGAGCAGGAGCAGAAGCCGCCCTGACCAAAGCAAGGGCAATGGACGACCTGCAAAGAGAAATTGAAGACACCCAATCTGCTATTGTGGATTACCTTGAATCGCAAGGCATGATGAATGATGAGATAAAGGAAGCAACGCAAGGCGGCTTGATCGGGAACCTAAAAGACCAGATAAAAGCACTAAATGAAGAACTTGAATTAGCGGCAACACAAGGTCAGATCAATGACATCTTGAATGAAAGAGACAGACTTGAAGAAAGGCTTAACGAGATTTTAAACAATAGGAACAAATTAAAGCGCGCAGAGCTTGAGCTAACAAAATCAGTAGCGCAAGAAGAAAACAGCCTACTCGAAGGTCGAGCCGAAAGACAAACGGAACAACTAGAAAACAGGGAAGAGCAAGTAATTAGAATCAATGACGCCGAGCAAGAAGGAATAATTGCAACTAATGACATCTGGGCTGAGGGATTATCGGCAAGATTGGACTTAGCGCAAGGATTTTTTAGCGCCGTAAGTGAATTAGCAGCAACAAACGCGGGTCAATCAAAAGAATTGGCAATATTTTCGGCCACAATAAACGCAGCACTAGCGGCAACAAAAGTTTTTGCAGAAGTAGCGCCCCCGGCATCGTTTATTCTTGCCGCGACTATTGCAACGCAGCTTGCCGCTCAAATTTCACGCATCGAAAACCAACAAGTTCCATCCTTTTATGAGGGAACGCCATTCTTTTCGGACTCGCCATCCAAGGGAAGAAAGAAAGACGATGGCTTTGCGAGGCTACACTACGGGGAGGCCGTTATTCCTGCGGAAGAAAACAGAAAATACAAGGGACTTACCGAGGCGATGGTTAAAGGCAAAACAGACAAATGGATCTATGAACACCAAGTACTGCCGGCACTATTACACCAACGAAAAGAATTGGAAAAGCAGAAAACGAAAGATTTTGCATCAAATATGGCGGCATCCTTAGCCTATAATTTACCCGATGCACGGATAGTTAAAGAACTTAAAAGAACAAGGACAAGCCAGTCAGAATTGCTTAGGGCTATGATGAAAAGGCAGAACAAGAATCCTTATAGAGCGTGAGTTTCATTTTTCAAATAGACGGCAATACTGTTCAGCCCCCCGATAATTGGGAAGAGTTTGAAGAAGAATTGGTGCGCGATGACACCCAAAGACACGTTTATTACAACTACCCCTTAGAGCTGGAATTCATTGGCTTAGGCTACGATTTACTAAACAGGCAATATAAAGACAATTACAACTCCCAAGTCAGCCTTAGAATAATTGAAGAAACAACCACAGGCCCGCAAATTTTAGTAGACACCCTCATCAAAATATCGAATTGCACCTTCGACCTTGTTAAAAAGTCTGTTTTGGTAGAAGTTGATGATGCGTCCTATCAGGCTTACATTTTTAATAATTATAAGGTCGAAGTTGGCCCGAATCCGGGAACCACAAAAAACGGAGAGGATATAGCGACAATATCCCACATAAATCTAAAAGTGTTTAACCCGTTTGATGGTTCAGAGTACCCCCTTATAAGAAAGTCATGGGATGTGAAAGATTTCATGGGCCAAATTATATCGTACATAACAGACAATACAGTTGGATTTGAGTCTTCTTGGTACGATGCCCTACCCACCGATCAAAAGCTTTGCGTATGCTTAGGGAACACTTTAAGAACGGCATCAAAAGACAGGGATTTGGTTCTTTCTTTGGCCGTTCTATTCGAAGAGCTTTGGAAGAAGTACAACCTTTATTTAATCATTGAAAACCCATTAGTAAGTCCTTTAGTGAGGCTTGAAGAAGAAAGCTATTTGTACAACAACTCTAATGAAATAAGGGTCATAGCCGCATCGAATCTAAAGCGGTCGCTTGATTTTGATAAGTTGTACAACAACATAAAACTTGGAAGCGATAAAGCCATCAGGGAATACCAAAACGTGTTCTACCTGCCGTACTTTAATTTCTTCACATTTACGGAAGAACAGTATACGATCGGAGGCGTAATCGGCGTGGACAACACACTTGACCTGGTATCGAAGTTTGTTATTGATACAAATGTTTTCCAAGACGTTTTGCAAAACAACAACGATCAGTACGACGATGACATTTTCTTGATCCAATACGACACAACGACGGTCACAGCAACTAAAGGAACATATTACGATGGCGGATTCCCTAATAGGAGATACTACAACGAGCAACTGTTAAACAGTTTAGTGGCTTCAAGATTTAACTACTTAGGGTCGCTTATTTTAGATTCGGGATTGCCGCAGTCGGGTTTCAGGGCTTCGACAAATAACAGTTTTTTCAACGGCGTTATCACGGGGGCAACCGCTTCTCCGGTTACGTTTTATTCTACAAATGCGTATGAATATAACGACGATTCAACGCCGCCTAACTTCGATATAGGAAACGACTACGATAACACCACATTTACCTTTACGGCTCCATTTACGGGGGCTTATCGATTCGGGGCAAGCGTTCTGCTTACAGTCAATAATGTAATCAACAACGACCCAAGATACGGGCTTATCGGTAAATTCAGGAAAAACGGAAACCCACAAGATCAGGATGAATATGTTGTGACAATAGACCCCAATACAGGAAGTGACCCGTGGACGGAAGAAATTTCAAGCGCCAACATGATTATTGCGCCCATAGTTTTATACACGCAATGGACGGGTGCAACAGTAGAGGTGTATTTTGAAAGAACGCTTTTATTAGACGTAAATGACACAGTAACGGTTGAGGTAGACGCGCAAGTAGGGGGCGGCCCGACCAACCCGTCGGCTAACGTAACAATCAGCGAAGGCGTGTTTTTAACTGAAGCCAACCCGTTCTCCGGGGGCGAATACATTGCCCAAGATCCGAATAATTATTATTTGGGGCTACTGACATCGGAAAGTATTGCGGTGGAAAAGGAATCGTGGGAAACGGTAAGGCAGAATCCCAATGTTCTGGTTAAAATAGACGCAGGCGATGGTGAAGTAAGGCGAGCCTATCCCAAACAAATTTCCCGTAAATTTGCTACCGGTGAAACTGATTTTGAATTGTTGTTTAACCGATTACAAGCCGTAATATGAGGCCCGTTAGAAATCAGCCTATTAAGTTTTTCGACATTGATGCCGAACCACCCTTGTGCTGCAACGAGGACAGGTATATTGCAAAGATGTTTGATAACGACAGCATTCAATGGCAGTTTGAAGGCGACCCTTGTACGGGAGCCACAGAGCTTGTGACGGATTCAACATTTCCAAGCGGCGCAAATTGGACGGAAGCAGGAGGGGCGACGATTGCATTCGGGACGGCCATACTACCCGTTGGGGGTAGCGTAGAACAAAGCGTATCACTTACGGCGGGGGATTGGTATAAGGTAGAAATAACAGTTATTCAAGAGGCCGCAGATACCAGTCAATCACAGGTACAAATATTCGGATTCGGCGGGTCAACCGAATTTTCAGCGGTAACAGGAACCACGACACTATACTTTCAGGCGCTCTTTGCAAGCACCCCTTTTAAGTTGCAACATTCAGCAACGAGCGGGGCGGGATCAATAAGGATTACTTTGGCTAGTATTAAAGCCATTGAATGGCCGGTTGCAGACATTAGGAACCCCGACACCGGTGTTTTTATCGAAAACCCCACAGTCACATTTTATGATGGCAAATACATCACTTGGACATGGACACCCACATCCGCCGCCATTGCGGTCGGAACGGTTTATATTGAAGTTGTGAATACCTGCGCAACGGACATAGAATATCACAGTGAAAACATTTGCATTGTAGAAGAAAATGACTGCGATTTATTGATTGGCGCATGCGGATCTTACAACGATTGGGGGAACGGTTTTTTACCTGTTGCAAGATTAAGGGCAGAATTAATGCGGGGAACCGGCTATCAATACCCCGATAGATTTACTTATCAGGACTCAAACGGACTTTTTAAAAACGGATATACAAGGCGGAATAAGCAATATATGCTAAAGATAGACCTATGCCCGGAACACGTCAGAGACTTTATTTATGGGCTTGCATTCGGCAACGAAATAGGTATAAGAGAGGGCACATCTGATCAGGGGTATTACTTCTTAGCTGAAGAACCCGACGATCCCGTTTTCGCAGATAGAGAAAAAGATTTAGCGACAATAACGCTAACTTTGGTTAGGAAAGATGTAAACGAGCTATCGGTTTATGAAGAGGAATGTCAAGCGGCGTTGCCTCCGGTAGTTATAGGAACGGCAGAAATACAAGAAGCAATAGAAACGGACACTAATGAATTAATTCAGGGATAATGGCTTTTACAGTTAAAGATTATTGGGCGTATACCACATCGAATAACACCGACAAGGATTTTTTAATGCTTCTTGCATTGCCGGATGGCGGCGGGGGTTACAATCTGCGCAACATAACCAAGGAGGATTTTTTGGTTATTCCCGACGATATGACCTTAACGTTTGAACAAATTGCAGGGTCATTGATAACCTTAGACACTACAAACAGCGTCACCCTGAATTATGTCGCCGCCGCGCAATTAGTTTACTTTGAGAATCTTTTAAATTTAGGCCTTTCCCAATCCGGGAACAATAATGAGGTTGGCCTGATACTTCAAGGCGGTAAAGGGATCTTAAGCGCGGGTAGATCAACGGGTGTTATAGGGGTTTTAAGGCTTTATTCCACAGGGGGCGACCTGATGGACTTGGAAAGCGAAATGACTTCCGATGAGTCTGTGAGAATCAAAGACGGGCGAAAATCTTCATTGCCTGAATATTCCCTCATGTTTAGGGAGGATAACGTATATGAGCGGTCAACGGCTACTAATGGAGGCACAACCGATATAGGAAACGGCGAAAGGACTTTGGTTGTAAGTCAGGCAGACGGCGGTTCTATTGCCTCACATACCTTTAATATGCCCGCCAACCCAAGCTCAGGGGATATTGTAAGGCTTCAATGCCAAGGTACTTTTACCTCAATTACAATAAACACCCCGGGGGCCGAAACTGTGCAATCACCTCTATCTTCTGCCTCATCTTTTACGGTAAGGGAATGGGTTTATGATGCACTATTAACCGAATGGCTCAGAACAATATAATTTTGTAATTTTACATCGTTCACCATTGTTGCGGGCATCCGACCCCTTCGGATAATATCAAATTCACTTTAATATGTCTTTATGCACAAACGCATTAGGTACATACGTGAATGCCGATTGCCAGGTTCAATATGCAGGAGGTATCCGCAACGCGATCATTTTTCAAGGGGAATTACCCGCTGATCCGTCAAGCGATACCGATGTTCAGGCGTTATTGGATAGCGGGGACGCTGTTCTGATTTCAGACATTAAGGTCGGGATACCCGAGGCTTCGCCCATTGAGGCGGTTTCGATGGTTTCTTGTTCTCCCCCATCTATTGTCAATTACGACCGAACCTTGACTTGGATTGACGCTAACGCAGATCCTGACAACATTGCGTTTTATAATACCTTAAACGCAGCCACCGGATTTGAGGCGGCGGGCATACTGTTGCACCAGTGCGATGTAGATCGTTGTACTTTCATCGATGAGCCGATTAATTTCAGAGGCTCTTTTATTATTCCCGATGACAACACCGATCAACCACAGCATTGGAGTTTTACGGGTACATGGAAAGCAAAAGGTGATCCCGAAATAGTAGATTCACCCCCCGGTATTTTCACGTGATAAAACGGGGGCGCTTGCGCGTCCCCATTTTTTTATTTATGGATGTCCACACTCACATATGGGTCTTTAATTTAGCCAATGAGGAATTAGGCATAGGAGAAGACTTGATAAAAGCACCGTTTACCTTTTCAATGGAACAGCTCGCTTATTACCGCCCCGCTTTTAATGAAGACGGTGAAGTAATTAAGTCAGCGACTACGGTAGGGATAAACGGCGAAGAGCTTCAAATTGAAATGCCCTATAACACCTTTAAAGTAAAGCGCGATAAATGGCGAAAGATGCAACACGTGGGATTGTCTTAATGGCCTTTGGCCGTCGGGAATATGTTTATATGGCCGCCCACATGGCCATGTCAATAAAGTACCACAACGAGGACATACCCATTCAACTTATCCATGACGAGGGCATTAATTATCTGCCCGGAAAATGGCATCAGTTTTTCGACGTTAAAACCGCCATAAGCGACAAGGATCTAATTAGAAACGGCAAGATAGATCCGGGATGGGCGAAAATTAATGTCTACAAATACATTGTCTTTCATCAAAGCATTTACTTAGACGTGGATGGATTCTGCTTTAAGGATATAGCGCCCGCGTTTGATTTATGCACTTCTTTTTACCATTGCGAAGTGATCGGAACCGGAAAGAAAAACGACAAAATTGAATATCAAATATGGTCTGATAACGATACGATTTATGACCATTTTGAGCTAGATGACAACCAAGAATATAGGGCGGTGCAATCATCGTTTCAATATTACAAGAAAAGCGAGAAAGCCAAGAAGCTACACGGATTAATGGCGGCAAACTTTAATACCTTCAGCCCCAAGAAACTAAAACATCATTGGGGCCACAGCTTACCCGATGAATTAATTATAGGGGGGTGCTGCGCCAAAATAAAGCACGATCCCTCCATAAAAAGCAGGGTGACATATTTTGGAAATAAGCAAAACAGAAAGAAACTTCAAGAGGTACAAGAAAAATATTATGTATCTTCTTTGTACGGCAACGGCGGGGCATCTCCACTGGTTTCTCAAACATACATTGCCTGGTATGACCGGTCAATTATCCAATATGGGAGAAAGTTTAAACTGCAACCCCTGCAAAAAGCCTTCCAGTTGCTAAGAAAAAAATACGTTACTCCATGATTTCAGTTAATATTGCAACGCATAAAAAAAGAGAACGGTTTTTAAAGAATACCCTGCAATCGTTATTGAATTGCAGAACCAAGGCCGACGAAATAAGGGTTTATTTAAACGATTACCGATGCCCCAAATGGTTGTCTAAGCTGAAGAAGGAACATAGCTCTATAATCACCTATACACACCCTAAAGGCGATCTGGGGGCGGCTGCTAAGTTTTACCAAAGCGAAAACCAAAACAAAGGCGTTTATATTACGATTGACGATGATTTAGTCGTTGACCCGGGGTATATCGGATACATGGCAGACCTTGCTTTAACTTATCCGGGGTCTTTAGTGGGATTGCACGGAACGAATTATAAGAAATTCCCGGTAGATTCTTTTTACAGGGGTGACAGAGAGATATTTTATTGTTACACAGGAAAGGCGGACACAAGCGTTGTAGATATGTTGGGTAGTGGTGTTTTAGCTTTTAGGGCTTCAATGTCGACCAAGCCAACGCTTGAAGATTTCCCGAAAAAAAGAATGACAGACCCATATCTCTTTAAGTGGGCTAAAAAAACACAAACCCCGATGATTTGCCCCGTTCGGGCCGACGGCTTTGTAAAAGAACAGCCCGAATCACAAGAAGGCGCAATATGGAAAGACGTTGCTAAGTCAGACGCGGAGCAAACAAAGGTCATAAACTCATCTGATGGAGCGGGTTTTTTGGAAGGGCGGAAGATGCCTAAGCCCGCCAAAAGGAAAGGGTTGGGCGGCGCGTCCATTGAATGGGTGCATCTTCGTGAAATTATTGGCGAATGGAATAATGAGAGCGGCGATCTTTTAGTTGAATTCGGTTCGGGGCTGTCAACAAAAATACTATCAGGCATGGGCTACGTAACGTCTTTTGAGCATAATAAAAAGTACCACGTCGAGGGTTTGACTGAATTCAGGCCGATAAAATCGGGGTGGTATGGTCTGACGGTCGGCGATGCTAAGAAAATTAAAGAGGCTTCCGTAGTTGTAATTGACGGCCCCACAGGATCATCGGGCGAAAGGTATAACATAGACATTGATTTATTGCCGAAGCAAGCAACTATCTTTGTTGACGATGTGCATAGGGAGTTAGATCTTGCCCTGGCCCAACGGATAGCCCTACGTTTGAAAAAAGAATTAATTTTGTTGAAGGGTAGCGATAAATTAATGGCAAAATTGGTATAATATGGGTTGTTCAAGATGCGGTAAAAGATCGGGTTCGGGCAAAAAGTCAAAGCCAAAACCTAAAAATTACATTCCAAAAACAAAGAAATAGTGGTCACTTTAGAGGACTTCCAATTTATTATTGAAAACAGGGTTGTTCCTGTTCTTAAGGCTATGCACTCAAATCAAAGGGGGCAAAGCAAAAAGAATGACGCGGAGTTCTACCCGGGGTATAAAGCCAATGTAAGGCAGTGGAAGGATAATTGCGTCCACGGCAATGCCAAATTCCCGGAAAAGCTATTTAAAAGCATTGCGCCCAATCAGAACGATCAGGAATATGAATACCTGAAAAACACGTATGAGCCTGTCACAGAGTCCGTTTTTTTGGAATTCAGCAACACGGTGAAACGAAGTTTGATAAATGGCAACGTAGAGTGGAGAAAAGTTGACAATACCGTAGTTGACGAGTTTAAGGAGTACATTACTTATGACCTCCCCGGGTATGTGAGCATCCACCAATTTATGTCTTCGCTAGTCGATGAAAAGCTAATGGATGCGAATGCGGTATTGGGCGTTCACTTTGAAGCTGAATATGACGAAGAAGACAGGGTACAAGGCAGATTAAAACCTATCCCCGAAATATACCATTGTGACCGCGTTGTTTACTTTGACGACTATCTTTATATCGTTGAGCGATTTGAAAAGTCCTATGTAACATCAGGCGGGGACATGGTTAAAGCCGGGTATAAGTATCTGGGATTTTCAAAAGAGAACTATTTCTACGCCGAGCAATACGGCGATCAAAAAGAATACCTGTTTAATTATACTGAGTTTGAGCATGAAATAGGGATGATCCCCGCCACGAGGCTAATGGGCTTACCGCGCATTGTGGAAAACAAACTACACTTTCGCAGTCCGTTTAACATATCCGTCCCGCCTTTAAATCTAGCCGCTTTGGATAATGCGAACCTGCTGATTATTAAAAGGAAGGTCGGCTTCCCTACACGGGTTATGGTTGCGCAGAAATGCCGAAACCAAAAGAACGGCGTAAGTTGCGACAATGGTTTAATCAGGTGGTCGGACGGGGATGAAAGGCATGAAGAAGTTTGTGGGGTTTGCCACGGATCGGGGCTAGTGGGTGTAATATCGCCGAATTCGGAATTGCTGATCGAAGTTAATGAAAACCCCGATCAGACGCAGCTTAAGGCATCAGAGGTTTTGCACTACGCATCCCCCCCTGTTGAAACCCCCGAATTTTTAAGAAGGGAAATTGACAAATACATTACCGAAGCGGAGAAAGTTCTACACCTAAAAGCCGAACCAAGGCAATCGGGGGATATAACCGCCACGGAAAAGAACATTGATTTTAGCCACACAGAGGCATTTATAAAGCCAATAAGCGACCAAATATGGAAAATATACCAATACCTCATCGAGGTAATGGGAACGCTTTATATGGGGCCTGAATTTGAAGAATATAAGCCCGATGTATTTGCCCCAGACGACTTTAATGTAATGACCGTCGACGATTACATTGCGCAGCTTGCGGTGGCTAAAAATAACGGATTGCCGAACATCATCATACAACAGATTTTATATAACATGATGATGTCGATGAACTACACGGCTTCGCAAACGCACGACATTTTTGAACTTATACAAAGAGCCGACAGATTGTGGGCATCGTCTTCTGAAAATGTCGCCCTGCAACTATCAAGGAATACCGTACAAAGGTGGGAGGCCGTGTTGCACGAAAGCAGCCTTTCTTTAATATTGGAATTGATTAACGAAAACGAAAACTTCCTTGATCAGGAGGTTGAAGTTCAAGTTGAGCAATTACGGGAGAAAGCCAGGTCTGTTGTACCCGAAAGCACCGTGGAACTACCCCCGCCCGCTGAAATTTAAAAAGGTGTTTCGTCGTTTAACCCGTCACTATTCCAATCATCTTCATTTGGTCGACTAATTGACGGCGTAAAAGACAATGGGCTTATTTTATTTGTGGGGCCATCCCAAAGGTATTTTAGTGTCTTCCCGGAATCTCCCGACCGCATCTTAGCATTGACAAACCAAATTTGATCCCCGATATATTCACCATCCTCGCCATGCTCAATTTCGTAATACCCCGGCCTGTAAATAAAGTCAACTACGTCCGCGTCCTGTTCTATTTGACCCGATTCACGAAGATCCGAAAGTTGGGGTATGCGGTCGCCGCCCCTTGTTTCTACCGACCTTGAAAGTTGCGCAAGAGCCACGACGGGTATTTCCAATTTTTTCGCCATTTGCTTTAGGGCCATACTTACCGCCGTTACATTTTGATAACGGTCTTTAGACCCTGAATTTATTAGCTGCAAGTAATCAACATAAACGACTTTGCATTTTGACGATGTAACCATTATCGAAGTGTGCCGCTCAATGTCGGACAACTTGTTATCGGTAAATATTTTAAGGGGCATAGACCGAAGCCAATCCGCGGATTTTTTAAACAATTCAACGTCCATTTTTTCGCGCAATATCTCACCCACCGAAATGCTTAAGTGCAAAGCAATAAGTCGCGCGCAAACTTCTAGCCCGGTCATTTCAATGGAATGAATGACAACAGGAACACCTTCCTTAAGTTGGTGGTACACTTCGTTAATCATGCGTGCCGATTTCCCCATCCCCGGACGGGCGGCATAAATAATTAAAGCGCCGTTTTGATGGCCTCCAGACTTCTTATCGTACAAATTGAATCCCGTTGGTATACCGGGAACCAAGCCTTTATTGTTGGCCTCTATAATTTCGCCTAGTTGATCTAAATATTGTGGGGTTGTAAGGTCTTTGTTGGTTCCCAACCCGGTAATCATTTTATGGAGGCTGATTTGCTCTTTGTCTATCGCATCAAAAACATCTTCATCGTCGTACAGGTTGTTAATGGTTTCGGTTGCGCACTGAATGACTTCGCGGGCCATCCACTTCTCTTGAACAACCCTGCAATGGTATTCGATGTTAGATGTATTTGCAATTTTGTCGGTTAGCGTAGCAATGTAAGATACGCCTCCCACCGCCTCAAGATTGTCTTCGTCTTTCAATTTTTGTGTCACCGATAGCAAATCAATCGGCGTGTTTGAATTGTGCAGATCCAGGCAACACTTAGCAATAACTTGGTTTTTTGACGAATAAAAGCATTCGGGGCTAAGGATTTTAAATATCGTGTAAGCTGCCTTGGTATCCAACATAATACCGCCTAAAACAGCTTCTTCTAAATCTATCGCGTTAGGGGGTATACGCCCGAATTCTTCCGGGGTGGCCCTGATTGAACCGTTTGACATAAGATTGTTTATTTTTGTTCCGTTGGTAAATATATAAAATGGCATCAATCAACGAAATATTTGAGGAAAGAATTAACAGATTGGAGAATGTTCCGGATCGGTTCATCGGTAAGGTAGCGGCCACACAAGCTCAGTTATTTAACGAATTGATGGTTATTTTAGAGGGGTTGGGCCTATCAAACGGTCAGCTTGAATTAAATGCAGCCAACTTGCAGCTTGTTGATGATCTGCTAAACCAATACTACGCACGACTGCAACAAGGCCAATACGGTTCCTTAGTTTCGGGTTATTTGCAACAGATGGACGTGCAAAGGAATTTGAACAACGAGTATTTTACCCTTGAATTTGATGCAAGCCCCGGGGCCGTTTCTAATGCCGTACATCAATCATCAAAAAGCAAAGCCACAAGGCAGCTGATCGGGGACGACTTTAAAACCAACTTCATCAATGTTGTTCGCGACCAGGTGGTTCAGTCGGTAGAAGGCCGCGCATCTTTCAGTCAGTTGCGGGATGATCTTTTCGGGTTATTTACGGACACCACCGAAAGGCAAGGATTGGTTCATAATTGGGCAAGTCAAGTGTCAAGAGACTTGTTCAGTGTTTCGGACAGGGCTTACAATAACGCCGTGGCGCAAGAATTGGAATTACAATTCATCCAATATGCGGGCGGATTAGTTCGGGACTCCCGTCCGTTTTGTGTAGCAAGAGCCGGCAAGTTTTATCATGTGCGCGAAGTAGAATCTTGGGCCGCTGAAGATTGGGCCGGTAAGTTTAGAAACACTACCCCTACAAATATATTAGATTGGTTAGGGGGTTATAATTGTATGCACGTGGCGGCTTATAGATCGGTGCGTAATGTACCTGAAACCGTGGTCGAGCGCAATATAGCAAGCGGAAACTACCAACCCACCGAAACCGAAAGGCGACTTTTAGGACTATAAAAAAGGCCGCCAAAGAACGGCGGCCTCGCTATGGAACAAAAACCAGAAAAGAAGATGGTCAAATGTAAGGATTTTAGTTTGAAAAAATCATTACTTTTGTAGGAAAGGTTTATAAAGCACCAATTATGGCAAGGCAGTATATAAATGAAAAAACAGGAAGGGTAGTAAAGTCTAATCTCCGCCCTGATCAAGCCAGAAAATATGGCTACATCCTGCACGAAGAACCCGAAGTAAAGAAGCCAAAACCGCGAAAGACAAAACCAAAGGCGGTTAAAAAGCAAGAGCCTGAAGCAAACGAACTACCGAAAAAAGAAAAACCACAACCGCGCAAAATAGATTAACATGAAAGAATTGTTGGATTACATCGGGTACGAAGTAAAGGAAGGTGAAGAGCCTGAATTTAAACAGGTGAAAGAACTTTTTGACAGTAAGTTCGTTCCTAAATCAAGGATCAGCGAAGAATTGCCGGAGGTAAAAAGTTTGATTGACGAAAACTACGGCAAAGCCATGAAGCGAGCGGAGATTGCTTTTCAAACAGCCGTTAAAAAATCGGGGGTAGAAATACCTCATTCTGAATTTGACCAATTCCAACGTGCCGAGGATAAGTTTGATTTTGGTCTTAAGAAGCTATCCGAAACAATAAAGGCTAGTAAGGGCGAGGCTAATGAAGCCATCGAGCAACAAATTAAAGACCTGACTTCTGAGCGGGATCGTTATAAAAACGAATACGGGACAATCCGCGATGAATACGAAAACTTCAAAACGGAAATAGGCCAAAAAGAAAAGACCCGTGCCGTAAATGATTTTCAAAAGGAACTGTTTAACAAAGTCAAGTGGAGGCAGTCCGCGAGCGACTTGGAGAAAACAGGTTTCAAAGAAGTGTTTAAGAAGAATTACAGCTTTGTGCCTTCTGAGGAAGGTAAAATTGAGATACGAACTAAAAATGGTGAACGCATCGCTAACCCTGATCGGGCTGATCAATATTTAAGCCCGACAGATATAATCGAGCGAGCCGCAAAAGAATCGGGAGTTTGGGACATGGAGCCACACAAAGGCAAGAAAAAACCCGAACCCCGAAGACCTGACAAAGGTGTTGATGATCCCCCAAAAAGGAACATCAACCCGAATGCCGGGCTTAAGCGGAAGCCTCGATTTAACGCGATGGGATAATTGTAGCGGGCCGTCACGCCCTTAATGTGGCATTGTTGTGGGCCTCGAACCCTCTTTCGAGATTTTTTTACATTCAAAACAATGTCATATAATGCCACACTCCTTACGCAATGTGAGGATATGCAAAACCGATTGGAAGAGGCATGGGGCGTGAATTCACTTTTTCCACGTGATCCCATCCCTTTTCTTGAGTACATTTTATCTCCGGAGAACGTAAACTTGGTCGATGCCACCGTAAATCCGGGTGAAGGGAAAACGATGAACGTCAACATGACGTATTTTCAACGTTACCTTGAATCCGAAGTTACAGATGCAAGCGAACGAGGTTGCGATGTAGGGGATAAAAAAGGAAACTGCGTTAAGCAGTACACGATTGACACCACCGACTTAGTTCAGTCAGGCGAGCGGATCAGCGCCGCCGACTTAGAGCGGTTTTGTCAAAATAATGACAACTATTTTGCTGAGCGCATTGTTGCCCACTTCGACGCGATTGACCGTCGGGTTGCCACAAAAACAGCGGAAGAGGCGCATTTGCTTTTGGGTAAATGGTCGCAAGACGTACAGACCGCTTACACGGTAACTAACGACGCATTGGAGGTAGCAACTAAGGACGCATCGACCGACGACTTTAAAATAGGCGCGATTGAGCAAATCAATCAGGCGGCTTTAATGTCTTCTTTCGGCGGGTTCTTGTCATTCGGAGGTCAAGCCTTGAATGAACACGCTCGACTCCATGAAACGGGCTGTTGCAGCAACTTAGGTCTTGAAGTGTTGGAGATTTACAACCAATACGGATTTGCCTTTGCTTACGACCGCCGATTAGCTACTGCTTTGGGTTCTGTTGTAAACGGAAACCTGATCATGCAGCCGGGCGCGCTTCAGTTGTTGATGTACACACAGACACCTTGGAAGGAAAATATCTCGGTTGATTTTATGTCCGGATATGCAGCCTTTAGCGCGACTACACGAGCGGGTGTTGAGGTAGATGTTTACATCAAAGACAACTGCCCCGGAAATGTTGACATCAACGTGTTTGCCAACACTTCACTAGTCGGACTTCCTGATGATATGTTCCCCACGGGTGACAACTTCGAAGGGGTCAACTATGTTGCAGAGGTGACGGTTGACAATTCGTAATTTTCTTTAACCATAGCGGGGGTGGCTTTTAACGCCACCCCCTTTTTTAGTATTTTTGACTTATGGACTGCCTCACTCAATTAGTTGGCTTAGATGGTTGCTCAGACGGTAGCGAACCGTATAAGCTAAATCAAATAGGATTGTCGCAAATTCAGCTTGAAGAATTAATCGACGATAGCTATGACAATGTAACTGATTGGTTTGTGGCTATGAGGCTCTTTGCCGCCAAAAGGTTGGCCGCTGATGTAGTAAGGAAAGTTGCGTCTTACGTCCACGCGGACACGCTTATTGAAAACGGAATTGCGGGTAGATTTTCTGATCGAAGAACAATAAAAACGGCTTCGGATCATTGCGGAATTTATGTCCACTTATGGAATGAATCAACCTTTTTAAAGCTGAATGTCACCAAAATATCTTTTTACGGTAACCATACGGGTGACATTGATGTCAAGTTTATTGATGTGGGCACGGGGCAAACTTTAGCCACAGAAACCGTTTCGGCAGTTGCAAACATCGTGGTCAATAAGGTGGTCAATGTAGAAATAAACTCCGGGATGCGCGAATTGGACTTAGCCATAGTTTATGACGCATCGGGGGGAATTGAAAGCTACGACACGACAATTTATAAGAATGGCTGCTCAGACTGCGGAAGAACTAACTCAGTATCCAGATACGCCAGCTTCCAAGGCGTGAACATTGAATCTCCATTTTTGAACGCTGACCGATCCGCAAGAAACGATACGGGGGGTCTTTCAATTGAATGGGCGTGGGTTTGTGATAACGAGTCCTGGGTTTGCACGTTCGCCAATAGGCTTGGGCTGCCACTACTTTATAAAACGGCCTACGAAATGCTGCACTACTCTATTAATTCATACAGCCAATTCACTGATCAGCAAGTAACGAATTTTGAAAACAACCGCGAAAGAATGGAATCCTTTGAATTTAACTACGGCATGGAGTTGGACAAGGCTTTAAAGAATGCAAGGGTTCCCGATAATTTGTGTTTTTCATGTAATCCCAAGGTAGGGGTTATGACAAGATTACCAGGGTAATGTATTGGAAGACGGCAGTAGAAAGAGCGCTAAGTAAAAAGTCCATAGAGGATGCTATGGAAACTGCCGCCCGCGATATTTTACCGGATGTATCAGATCGCATATTTACCCAAGGTAAAAGCACGTCAGGCGATCCTATCGGGGAATATTCCGAAGATCCCATTTATATTTCCAAAAATAATTCACCCCGAGCCGCAGGGATACCAAAAGAGAAAACATACTTTTTCCCGGGCGGTTACAAAGAATTTAAGCGCGAAATCGGCCGAGGTGAAACGGTTAATTGGAAGGTATTCGGTAGGTTGCAACAAGACTACCTCACACCGAAGAAAGTTTCAACAACATCGGGCGTTCAGTACCGCTTAAAAGAAGAAAAGAACATTGATAAAAAAGACGGGCTGGAAGATAAGTATAAAATCCCCGTTTTTGACCTGAGCAAGACAGAACGCGATCGTGTTGCCCAAACAGTTAATTTTGAAATAGCGAGAAGAATAAACAGATGATCAGCGAGATTATAACGTACATAAATGATCAGCTTAGCGGGATGCCGTTTTTTGAAACTAACTACGGCTTATGCGAGCTTAAAAGTTTCACGAGGGGCAACGATTCTAAAACCGTGCCTGTTTATTACTCAAGCGGCAAATGGAATAAAATAGACCTCACGGGATTGGGGAAAACCTACATCCGCAAAACTTCAGATGTCAGTATTTCAGAGGTGGAGAATTATGCTTCTTGCGATATTGATTACGAAACAGTATACCCCTTAAGGCTTTTTGCTTTAACGAAAAGATCCGAATTAGAAAACAACGATGCTTATAGCGGGGACAGGCTTGCGCAGACATTGATTAAGGCTATTTCTTTAAAGGGTACGGATTTAAAACGCGACATAAAGGCCCGCCACCTTACCATTACCGCTTCGCTTTATTCCGATGACAGCCAAGAGATATTGCAAGATGAATTTTCGGGCGCTTCAAAAAGTGACTTTAAGCATTGGGATTTAGTTGTAGCCGTCGACATTAACGTCACTGTAATAAAAAGCACAATTTGCATTGATGATTTGTGCGATTATGTGCCTTCATTTTGCTTTGAATTAGAAACTAAAGTAGCTATACCGTAATGCCTACAATTATAACAGCAGACAAGTCATACAAACTTTCCGAACTAGCAGAAGCGGTTGCTAATGCTGATGACGACTTAATATACATTGTAAAGCAAGTTGCCGGTGAAGATGTTTCTTATGCAATGACGAGGCAGCAATTTTTAGCGGGTGTAGGCGGCACGTTGTCAGTTGAAGACGGGGGGGCACCCGTTGGAACTGCATCAACCTTAAATTTTATCGAAGGGTCAAATGTCACGCTGACTATCACCGATCAGGGAGGCGGTCAGATTGATGTTGAAATAGCGTCTTCGGGATCGGCTGGCGGGGCTGCTTGGGGTAGTATTACGGGAACATTAGCCGATCAGACAGACTTGCAAAACGCACTAAACGGCAAGGTCAGCACGACGGGGAACGAAAGTATTGACGGGATTAAGACATTCACATCTTTTTCGATTACCCCGTCTTCCGCGCCCACAACCGACTATCAGGTTGCGAATAAGAAATATGTAGATGACGAAATAGCGGCCATTGACTCGGTAACAGGCCCCGGGTCATCCACAGATAACGCCATAACCCGATGGGATGGAACAGGCGGAGACACTGTTCAGGATTCAGGCGTAACAATAGACGACTCTGATAATGTAAGTGGGGCAAATGAAGTGGAGGCCGCATCTTACAGCAACGCGAATGTTGTAACGCTAACCGACACAAGTGGACTTGACTTTTCATTAGCCGACAGCAACTTTTTTCAGTATACGCTAACCGCAAACGAAACACTTAATCTTCCGACAGATTTAAGGGTATGCAACTTTCAGATAAAATTTATCCAAGACGGAACAGGAAGCAGGACGCTTTCTTTTAATGCCGCTTATCTATTCCCCGGAGGGACTGCGCCGACATTGTCAACAGATCCGAATGCGGTTGATATAATCACAGGATTCTGCGACGGCACTAATATTTACATTGTTTCACAATTAGACTTTCAGACAGCATAAGAAATGAAAAAGTGCGGAAACGGAAGTAAGAATTGTGGAGGTAACTGGATTCAAAGAAGAATTCTCGACGGCACTTTTAATCCAGGCAGTGGTGGCGATCCCGTTTTCCCAAACATAGACGCTAATGGCATTCTTTTAGTTCCTGCTATATCATCAAATTATTCCGAGGCAATAACAGATAGGATTGACGGAAACACGATAACAACGCCAAGCGGGTTTAACGCCCCTTCATTTGTAAACAACCGGCTAATATTTGACGAAACGAACAACGAGGGGTTGATACTAGAAAGAAGTGGAAGCACCATAGAAAATGATACACAAGGCGAGGTTGTGGCCGTTATAAATAGAATTTACGCTTACGACGAAGCGATAGCGGCTGCATCAGGCGATGCCAATAGCACTATAAATTACGCCATTATAAGTACAGATGTTAGCGACTTTGCAACTACCGGGGCCGAGTACATAGAGCAAACAAATTTTGGTTCGGGTGCGCGGAGCGATTTTGCAACCGTCGGAGCAAACAGCAACGGTTCATCTTGGGCGTTATACCAAAACGAAAGTGCAATTTCGCCAACGAATACTACGGGTAGTAATGATGGGGAATGGGTGTTTTTTAATGAAAACATTGACAGGCTTGGAATATTTTGCGTCCCTAAAGACAACCCTTCTTATTACGGGGGTGAGTTAATGTTTTGGTATTACTGTTCTCGCCCTCTGACAACATCAGAAAGAACTTCGGTGGTAAACTACGCCCACCAAGTTTGCTTTGGCGACAGCAGCCCCGTCAATTACAGTATTCAAACATTAACACCCACCCAAGTATATCAAAATTCAAAATACAACTATACGGGCGGATATGCCTTAAACCCCACCAACGATAAAATAGCTTCTGTTTGGGATAAGGGAGATACGCACTACAATGCGGGTGTTGGTGATTTTCACGGCATTTACGGTCAAATAAGTACAGACGGAGGAGAGACATTCGGGAGTGAATTTGAGGTCTGGGCGGGAAGTGACCCCGACAGCTTTACCAACGCATCACAAGGGTATGACTCAAACGGAAGACTTCACGTAGTTGCCACAAAGGTAGAGCCTGATAATATGGCTGGATACACCCCCATAGCTTTGGTTGCTAAGTATTCAGATGACGACGGGGACACATGGTCGAGTGAGGCAACGGTAAGTGGAATCACTTTGACGGGGCTTCTGAATACCAACGGGAATATTATAGAGAACCCCACAACAGGCGATTTATATTGCTCGGGCTACGAAGGAATATCGGGGGGAACGATAAGGGTTATCGTCTTGAGATCAACAGATAGCGGGGTAAGTTGGGCTAATTGGAAAACTGTTGATTCGTCAACATTTGCAAGTGGAGATTCTAATGAGCCGATAAACGAAACGTCCATCAGGTACATCGCAGATAATACTATTCTGGCTGCGACAAGAGTAAACGGAAGAAACTTTATCAAGTATTATCTAAGCGAGAATGATGGGGATACATGGTCTGATTTAGGCCGCTTCATTCCATCAGATACGTGGCAAGATGATACAGCGGGGACAAGCTCAAGTTATGTTCATTTAATAAGGCTTGCAACATTCATTTACAACGAAACTACGTACGTTGCCGCCATTACTTTAAACAGGGGCGGGGCAATAATTGACCAAACACCAACATATTTGCGGATGTATTTAGGAAAGGCGAGCAACATCATAAGCCAAGGGGTAGAAGGTTTCTTCCACGGAGCGGGTATTAAGTTTCACGTGGACAGTATTGACCTCACAAATCTTGACGGATACCCTGACATTTTGTTTCCTAGCAACGACAGAACTTGTATCATACGCCAATTCAAAGACACTAATGGTAATCCATATCAAACGAACGGACAGCAAGGAAGTATCACGGATATAGATTACATGACATACACAATACCGGAATCATATTTAAACAAAATATAACACCATGAGCGATCACAGCACGTTAACCAATTTAGACTGGGAAAATTCAGGCCACACGGGTCAATTGGGAAGAATAGCTGCATTTGGCGTAGGCGGAGTAGCCTTATTGGCTGAAAGAACCGGCACTGACAATAAGATAGCCGTAGGAACAGCGGGCGGAGAAGATAGGGCTACTGTTTGGGATGCTGACGGCAACTTAAGGAGCGCGCCCGTAAAAATCAAGCCTAACGGTGATATTGAAGACGCGACAAAGGTACAGGCGGAAAGCTATTCGAGTAAGTCGGTGATAACATTAGATGACACTAGCGGTCTTGATGTTGATTTAGCTTTAAGTAACTTTTTCACCTACACCTTAACATCAAATGATACGCTAAACTTTCCCACTAATCTTCGTGTTTGCAACTTCCAGATATTGGTAAAACAAGATGCTTCGGGAGGCCACGTATTAACTTTAGACACTCAGTATAAAACTGAAAACGGTAATAACTTAGCCTTAGCAACATCAGCTAACGCAGAAAATATTATCACTGGTTTTTGCGACGGGTGCAAAGTGTATTTAGTTAAGAATATAAACTTTCAATAAAAAGATAATAAACAGATATGAGTTTTCCAATAGGCATAGGGTTTTGGGATGGTAGCGGGGGGTGGACTCCCAACACCATTTCATCAGATTGGTGGTTCGATTTCTCGAATCCTGCAAATTATACTATCGTTTCAACAAATGTTACTGAAGCGACAGATTTAACAGGTAACGGATACACTGCGACTCCCTTCGGGTCAGGCCCTACCATAGATAGCAACGACTTAAACGGGCTGGACACCGCGCACGTTTTTGCTCAAACTTTACGACTAGCCAATTTTGAGTCTGAAATTACAGACACCAGCCAAAATTTCACGATTTTCGCGGTAATTAAGAATAATGACCAAAGCGGGCTTAGGTGTGTGTTTGGGATGGGTAGAACTGGTTCCACAACCGAAATATTTAACCCGATGAGGTGGAATGGCAATAATTTGGATTCTTTTATCAGGAACTCAGCAAATGTCGGCGTATTCTTTAACCCATCTCCGTCCGTTTCAACCACTCAAGGGGATTATTACATTATTTCCACTTCCTTTGATGGAAGTGACTGGACTTTAAGAGTAAATGGGGTTGAAGAGGCTGTTGTGGCAGGAACCCCATCGGGCGCAGTTACTTTTACAGATGCCTCAATAGGAGGAAGAAGAATTAATAGCACATTGACTGAACAGACAAATGTAAATATCGGGGAAATATTTTTTAAGCTCGATACCCTTTCGCCGACAGATATTTCCGAAGCTGAAACCTATCTTTCTGATAAGTGGGGCATATCAATATAAAACCAAATAAAGAACAAAATGAAAAAACTACTCCCCTTATTCCTTATTCTAATATCGAATATTTTGTTTGCACAAGAGCAATGCGTTCCCCTTTTTCCCGGCACGGAGAAAGAGCGACAAGACATGGAACAGTTTATTTCCTTTGCTAAAAGCACAACGGACTTAGACAAAACCATTCGCATTCCGATAGTTCTACACGTTTATCATGTAACTAAATACCTTCAAGGTGGTTTTGAAGTCGAAGAAGGGCTTGTCTCTAAAGAGCAGCTATGGTCGGCAATGGATGACCTAAACCAAGCGTACAACGCCTATTTTGCCACAAAGCAAGAAGAAAGTTTTGACACGAACATTGAGTTCTATCTTGCCAATATGGACGAAGACGGCAATTATATTGACGGTATTTTCTATCATGATATTGATACCGTGCCTTGGTTGGACAGCTTAGAGCGCCAAAAGGCTTATGACGACGGGTTCTATGGCTCAGGGTTAAGCACGAGCATTTACATGACAGAAACTGCCCTTGATATTAATAAGTATCTTAATGTCCATGTGGTTTATGAGATCAGCGGGAACGGCGGTGGCGGAGGTATTCAGGGCTTTGCTTGGATTCCCGGTACGACACTTCCTTCATTTTTCGGACAAACGAACCTCGACAACGTAATGGGTCTACCCGGCGATTTATTCCCGGGTTATTACGATTACAACGGCGACGGCGTAGCAGATTTAGATTGGGATTTGAAAAGCTACACCGACGAGAACGACACCTACCCCCACGAAGTAGGGCATAACTTAGGGCTTTATCATACGTTTACGGGTAATTCCTGTTTACCGGAAGATGATTGCACTGCCGAAGGGGATTTCGTCTGCGATACGGAACCCACTACGCAAACAAGTTCTTGCGGAGGCTCATGCGCCGAATGGAGTACGCCAAATTCCAACGTAAACTACATGAGTTATACAAACTGCCGCACAAGGTTTACAGAAGGGCAGAATGAACGCGCAAGGACGTTTTTGAGTACGCTGTTACTTCCGTTAAAGACTAGTATTGATAGCGGCTACGCCTATAAGCCGCGAAGAACTACGGTAGAGGTAACCCCCATTGAAGTGTTGTCGGGGTGTCAAGACGACAAGTTTCTTAAGCTGAAGATTAAAAACACGGGGGATTCGCTTCTCACTAACCTTAAAATAGTTTACGGCAACACGGTCGCAAACGCGGATACAATCGAGTGGGTGATGAACATAGGTCCGGGGCTTTATAAATACCACTACATTCCAGCGATTGAGGGACAGACGCGAAATCGCAAAATCAAAGTGTTAGAAGTAAATACCTTACCGCAACCACAGCCCATTCAATCAGTGCAAGTTCCCGTCGGCTCTCTTGACATTGTAATTGAAAGCATCCCTGACTGTATCGGAGCGCAAAACTACTGGCAGATTATTGACTTAGATGCGCAGGAAGTGGTGGCAGAACGTGACCCCTACCCGAACTTTGAAAACCCCAACGTCTTTACAGATCAGATTTGCCTTCCGTCAGGAAACTATCAATTCATTTTGCACGACGTAAACGGCAACGGGTGGTCTACATCTTGTTCGGGTTCTGCAATAGTTACCCCCTACATGAAAGTCTATTTGAACGGGAATCTATGTAACGAAATCACGGGAACAGAATTTATTGGTTCGGCTTGGACGTTTACAACTTGCGGGGTGACGAACCTACAAGAGTCAAGTTTAATTGAATACTATGATATAATGTCGGGGGAGTACGTGGATCAGGATGAAATTGTTCCCGGAGTGCAATTCAGGTACATTATTATATCTACTAACAATAACGGTAAAAAAGAAAGGAATTGGTACGTTTTGACAGAATAACTAAAATGAGTTATAACCACAGCATAAAACCCAAATAAGTTATAATGTACATAAGGGTAACAGACATAGATGATTTACACGCATTAGAGAATGTTCGTTTCGGCGAGCCTGTTCTTGTTGAGTTCGAGCCAAAAGTTTACAATGATGTTCCTACCATTGAACTGCCGAGAACGGGAACCTTGGTTATTTTTAACGGGAACGGCGCTAGCATAAACTTCCAAAAGACCGCCGAAGGGTTTACCTCTATACCCGAAACGCAAGGCCAAGCCCTAAATGAATGGAACACCACCCGTTTTTTGTTTAAGGATTTCACGTGCATACAAGGCGGTAAAAAAGGAATAAGCATTGGCAGCACCTACAATACTATCATTGAGAATATAGAGTTTGTGGGTCAAAGGGAATACGCCATAGAGCTTCGGTTTGCCTTAAAAAGCGTCATTAGAGATTGTCTCGTTACCGTTCCGTTTAAGGACGGTGTTTATGTGGGCGGGGGTAATTGGTCTGGCGCGAATCAAGCCAACAGCCAATCAAACAGCACAACGGTTCAGGGAGTTCGCGTTTTTGCGTGGAGAGAAAGTGGTAACTCATTTATCTTTGAAGACGTGAACGGCTGCTCCTTAAAAGATTGCATTAGCGAAGGGCATCAAAATGAAAGGGCTGTTTTGATTGACAACGGCACAAACTCGGTGACTAAAAACTTTCACTTAGACAACTTCCATTTGGAGCATGAACCTAAAGAGTGCGCCATAGAAATTACTTCGGGCGCATCGGTTTCAAATGTAATCCAGCGATTATATGTAAACCTACCCACAAACGTAAGTTCTCCGATTATAAAGAACAGGCTTAATGCCCCGATGGACTTGCGCGACATCGGATGGTGGCACGATAACTATAAGATATTGTTCACGCATAACGCCCCGAGGCTTGAGACGGACAGGTGCCACTATAAGCTCGGCAAAAAGACATTACAAACAGAAGACCCAAGAGGGCTTTTCATGGGTTACGTCAACTTTAAAAACAAAATTGTAGCATGATACTAAACTCACGACCATTCCAGACATTAGGTTCAGCGATAGGTGAAATACCCGTCGAAATAACACACTTTAGGGGCTACCACTTAGACTTCGGTGCGCCACGAATAGATAAATACGGCCTTTCTATTGACCCGTCCGTAAGGGAATCAAACCCCCAAAGGTGGCAGGATTGGCTTGACCTTGTAAAAGAGAAAGATGTAAAGGTAGTGTGGACGGTTTCTACGCTTAAGTCTTTCGCCAATATAGCCGAAGAAATTGATGTCATCCAAGAAATTGATGAATACTGCGGCGCGGGGACAGTGGATAAACTTCAAATCGGGGGTGAGTTTTGGCTACCTAAATACCGAACGGGAGACACAAGTAAAAAGGGGTGCTACGAGCAAGTAACCATCTCAGACTATAAAATTATGCTGCGCGATTACATCCCCGCTCTGCAAGAAGCATTCCCCGATAAGAAATGCTTTGCATCGTGCGCTTCTTTTAAGCCCGGGGCAACATCGCAATCGGAAGTATACAGGCGCACTTTTACCGAAGAAGTCATTGAGTTCCTAAATAAAAACGACAAGCAGAACTTAGTCGGGCTTACCTTCCATTATTACGCGGGCGCAAAAGGAAACCAAGACGGGGAAGAAGTTGTATACACGGACATCGACTTTAGTTTTATTGATGAGGTAAGATTGATAGCCGACAGGCAAATTATCATCCCCGAAGCGGGGTGGTACAGGGGTGATGATTCGGATGAGCAGTTTAACAAGATGGGGCAGTTTTTAGACGAAATGAACGACGCCTTGGAGGCTGATGACTTACCCGGCCTTCATGTATTGCAGACACCTTATGGCGGCCCCCATGCTTGGTTTAACACAAGCGGGAGAACGATTGTCGGCAATTATTGGGCAGATGAATATTTTGCGGGGGCGCCGCCTATCGAGCCAACACTTAAAGCAATCCTACCGCCGACTAAGCGCTTTGTTATTTACGGCAAGCAACATTTAGAATTTACCGACGGATCAATTCATAAATACGTGGTTTGGATCGGTAGGTTTAAATATGACAGGGACGACATAGGAAAGCCTAAATCATTTTTTGGTTTGACCTAGTTTATAAATTATTGTTACTTTGGGGGTATGGATTGGATAAACGGAATTTCGGGATTGGCGGGTGCTATAATTGGCGCATCCACCACTTTTTTAGTGGGCAAAAAAAAACGATCCGCTGATGCCGATAGTACGATAATAGATAACGCAAAGAAAATAGTTACTGAGTATGAAAAATTAAAGGAGGTTTATGAAAAGCGGGCGGATATGCTCACCTTGCGTATTGATGAAATGCGAAAGGCTCACGAAGTTGACATGGATAAAATGCGGACTAGGCTTTTAAAAGTCGAAAACGAATTAATCGAAGAGCGGAGACTAAGGGAGCGTGTCGAAAAAGAATTGGAAGAGGAAAAGCAAAAAAGAAGAAAATTAGAACAAAACTGAAAGATGGCTGACGAACAACTAACACCAAACTTCTGGCGGTCAGAATTTGATTCTAAAGACGGGAAGGAAATGCCCCCGGAAATATTAAGGGAGGTGAGAAAGACCGCTCAATACCTTCAAACACTACGCGACCACATTGAGGTAACGCAAGGCGTAGAACGACCCATAACAGTAAATAGCGGTTACAGGTCAAAGGCACACAACAAAGCGGTGGGTGGATCTAAAAACAGTCAGCATCTTTATGGTAAAGCGGCGGATATAGTGGTCGATGGTTTAACGCCGGCAAAGGTTAAGCAGATTGTTGAAGAATTAATAATGCGAGGTAAAATGAAAGAGGGCGGCATTGGACTTTATCCGAGCTTCCTTCACTACGACCATCGCGGAATAAAAGCAAGGTGGTGATAAAGGCATTTAAAATATTAGCCGCAGTATTGCTGTTGTCTTCTTGCAAGTGTTTGACGTTTGTCGATGCCATCACATTAACAAAGGCTGAAAGACAAGAGAAAAAATGCAATTGCGCTTACTTGGAAATAGGTAAAAGCTGCCCTCATCTTTTAGAAGAAACGCCACGGGACTCCATCGAGGTCATCATTGACTCTTCACGGATAGACACGGTGTTTGTAAACAAGCCCGACACCATCGAAATTATTAAGGATCGCATCAAAACGAAAACAATCATCACCAAAGACTCCGTTTTTATTGATGTTGAATGCCCCGCCGATACGATATACGTTCAACCCGAACCGTGTCCACCAAGAATCGACCCGGATAAAATTACACCTGATACAATGTCGTGGTGGCATAAGGGATTGATTTGGGTCGGCGGCATCAGTTTGCTTTGGTTGATATTACTGATACTTTATAACCGAATACGAAGGAAAGCTAATAGCTGGTAGTGGGATCACCAAGAACCATAAAGGGAAATGTGGCGGTAGAATACCTAAGAAGGTTTCCCGAAACCCCTACACTTACATTAGCTAAAAAGATATATGCCGAGAACCCCGAGGTTTTTAAAACCGTGGATGATGTACGTAGTAAATTACGATACTACAAGCATCAGAACGGGGCAAGAGGCAGGAAGTATATTTCAACAGATGAGTTTAAACAAAAACCAGGAGAAATGGCGAATAAGCATGGAATTCCCAACCCTTACGGTTTACCTGAATCCGAAGAACCGGATTGGGAACCTTTTGTAGTGCCCCCCGGCAACAATAGCATTCTATTGCTGTCCGACATTCACATCCCTTACCACAATATTGAATCAATTACGAAGTGCTTAGAGTATGGTAAGTCTGAAAAGGTAAATGCTGTTTATCTAAACGGGGACGTTATTGACTGTTATCAATTATCCAGGTTCGTTAAAGATCCGAGAAAGCGATCTTTTGCCCAAGAGCTTGAAGATACAAGACGATTTTTGGGGGTGCTTCAAGATACTTTGCAGTGTCCCATTTATTTTAAGTTGGGTAACCACGAAAGGAGATACGAAGATTTTTTGAAATTGAAAGCGCCCGAGCTTTTAGACATATCCGAATTTAAGTTGGATGTGCTTCTAAGGTTCGGGCAGTACGGCGTGACCCTTGTTGAAGACAGGCAGATGGCTAAGATAGGTAAGTTGTCTGTTTTACACGGCCACGAATTCGGCAGGTCTGTATTTAGCCCGGTAAATCCCGCGCGAGGATATTATAACAGGGCTAAAAAATCAATGATCGCAGGGCATAATCACCAAACATCCGAGCATTCAGAAAAGTCCTTAGATGGAACCGTTGTGACCGTTTGGAGTACCGGTTGCTTATGTGAATTGAGGCCCGACTATTTACCTTTCAATAAATGGAATCATGGCGCGGCACATATAAAAGTAGACAAAGAGGGGTCTTACGATGTGCATAATTTCAGGATCATCGGCGGGAAGATATACTAAGGCAGGAAGTCATTTACTTTTGCGTCGTATGTAACTTTATAGCCCCCTGCATCGGCTTTTTCTTTTTCCTCATCGTAGGCATCTTTAAGAATGTTTACGTCGATGTCATCAAGCCAGGTATCAACGAGGTAAGTGTAAAGGCAGTGTTTAATATTGTCATGTACCCGGTAGAAGCTACGATGGGCTTTTTTTGCGTGAATGACCATCGTGTGGTCTTTGCGGAAAAAAGAACCGATTAAGGCGTAACTGTCTGACGGGAATAGATTGGCCGCCACATAAAAGAACGCGTACCTAAGCGCAACAAGTTCATCACCCCTAAAGTGATATTGCTCATGTGTTTTCCTGAAGACGGGATATTTTTGATATAGTATTCTATACAATTCCCCGGTGTAGCTTTGATGATTTAATCGATCTGTCTTTATTCTCATTTTTGTCCGTTTTTGAAATTCTTTTTTTTGAGTAAGGGTTAAACTATCCGGAAATCCAAGACAGTTCAATTATCATTTACTGCCGCTATAAAGGAGTTGTGTGCAACGCTAAAAAAGAACGCCCTGCGACACAATATTTTTGAATCGGATGTTTCCATTATCATAATATTCTCGGTCAATTTCAAATCCTACAAAATCAAGACCCGCCTTATTCGCTGCTATCCTACTGCTTCCACTTCCTAAGTGGGTATCTAAAATCAGATTACCTTCACTCGCATATTTAGCAAAAATCCAGCTGTATAAGTCTATCGGCTTTTGTGTTGGGTGTATTCTTTCTGCGCCCATGTGCCCATTATTTGCCACCATGCCTTGTTTCCCATCAAATATTCTACCCCCAGAAACACCAAAGCCTTTTATCCCCCTACTCCCCCAGGCTAACTCACAATCGCTAAAAGCCCTGCCTCTGCAAGTAATACCCTTATCCCAAACGATAAAATTTGGCGTTGGTAAAAATCTAAAATGGTTTGCCCCCCATATAATTTGATTTTTAGATATTCGCTCCAGCTCTAGAAAATAATTTTCTCCTGGCGGATTGCTGTCCCACCCGTATTCCTTATGGCTAAATTTAGTTCTTGTTTGCAAATTAGTCCCTTGCTCAGCATTTATCCCATAAGGCGGGTCAACTACTGCTAAATCAAAAAATTTGTCAGGGAACTGTTTCATTCCCTCCATACAGTCCATTAAATAAACGGTTGATAAAGCACTTCGCCCAACACTACCCATACTCAATGCGGGGTTTTCGTTCTTTTCTATTGTTTCGTCTATGTAATTAAGTTCTCTCATATTGTGACTGTTTGCGGTTTATTACACTTTTTGTAGTTAATAGCCCTACTAATTTAGTGATGGGGCAGGAGTCGAACCTGCAATGCCGTTTCCGGTCACCTTAATATGCACTCATAGAGCGTCCTCTATCGCATTTGTTCGGGCGTGTCTACCAGTTCCACCACCCCATCATATTTATACCGCTACCCGTTTTTAGCCTTATTTAAAAGGTATTTTTGGATAATGTCGTATTGTGTGGGGGTTAGATCCCTTTCACCCCTGAGCGCATTGTAAATCCCCGAGATAATAATTCCCGTCATCTCAGATAACGCAATTCGATCTTCTTTTGTGAGTGCTTCCTTCGCTGTTTTTTGTAGTGATTCGGATAGTTTCATATTGAAATCTTAGATAGATAGTCGCGCCATATCGGAGCGTTATTTTTTATGGTTTCCACAAACTCATCAGTCAGGTTTACCTCAAATCGCTTAAGACGATCGCTATGCGGTATCCGATCAAAGTTAGTGTTCAAGTGAAATTGCCTCATTGTCGCTTCATATTCGGCCACGCATTCAGGTGAATCCGGATCTTTTTCTTCGGCCTCCCATTCCCGTTCCAGCCTTTTTTCCAAGTAATGTTCTACACGCTGGGCCAATGCTTCGGGAAGCGACACAAGGCACTTATCTATTTCGCCCTTGTCATACCCTAAGATCCACTGATAGCCCATAACTTGGGCCTCATTTGATTTCGTTAGCTCGGCCCTCATAAAAGTATCAAGATCGTAAGAGCATTTAATGTCGTGTACTTTGTCCCCAACAATAAGATCCGGCGTTCCTATTATGTAGTCGTTTTCAATCTTAATTTCATTTTTGATGTACGGGAATTTACCGTACAAATTTCTCGAAACAAGATCAATTCCCCGCTGCTCTGAGTAATTGCCTTTTTCCATTTGCTTTGAGCTGATTTCTTTCTCAAAGCCCCAAACCTCCTTCATCCAAATTTTTAGAAGGGCTGATTCCTGTGTTTTTTGGAGTTTGCCATCTTTAGCCCTCGGCCCCGGCAAAAGATCACCAAGCTGCGAGCATCTGAACTTGTAAGTCTGCCAGTCTACTTGTCGGGGGTATCCCTTAGTGTCCTGATGATTCATGTGATTTAGTTTCGTTTGGTATTTCCTGTTCATTTACAAGCTCCCATCCGTAGTCGGTATAGCGGACAGGGATTTTACTTAGTTCCATGGTCTTATCAACCCACTTGTCAATTACTTCGGGGTCTTCTTCTTTCGGCAGCTCAATTCTTATTCTTAGTTCGATTTTCATCTTTAGGTTTTGTAAGTTCAACCATTTTTTCTTCGACTAATTCAGCTAAGTCACTACGGTTTTCCCCGTAGTAGTAGTCCCTCATCTGTTGCAATTCTTCAATATCTTCGGTCTCAGCGATTTTAGACTTAATGCGATCCGTCTGCTCCGCCTCTTGGTGCGCCTCAGAAGAAGGAACCTTAATTTCGTTAGGATTGTCAATATACTCAACATTTTCGCCGTCCCAATCCTTGACAATAGATTGATCCGTTATTTCGGCTCGTTGCATTTCAATAGACATAGGGCCGTATTTTGAAAGCAAAAGTTTAATGACCGTCTTAGTTGCCATTGCCTCAAAGTTATTCTTCCACGGGCCGCTTGAATAGGTTTTAGAGTATGTTTTCGCATGAGCCTGGATCTGCTTTGTGGTCATGTAAAGCGTCTTTGAAAATCCGTTCAAAAGCTCAAACTTAGCGGCGTAGCCAATAGGCTTGCCTGACCCCTCAACACTAAAGTCAAATTGAAACCCATCTAAAGGATCGTTTTTGACTAACTGCCCATCGTATACAGGGGCGGCATTAATTGTCTTATATAAGCCCGATCTTTGCGCCAATTGAACGAAGCCCTTCCACCCTAGTTGAAATTGACATTGGTTGCCGTATGGGACTAGATACGCATAGCCCAGGTTCTCGTTGACCACCAAATCCAAGGATGCAGCGGCGGCAGCGGCAAACATAACGCTTGAAGGTTCGCATTTTTGCAGCCTTTGGTTGTTCTTAACGGCGCTGATAATCGCCGATGTAAAAGCAGCGGCTCTTTTTTCAGACCCTAAAATGTCTTGAAATCGCTTTATGACATTTTGTTGCCCTAAAAGCGATGTGATGTTGGGTTGTGATTTTTGAATGTTTGACATATTAATCGTTTTTGAATTCGGGCAGTTCCGCCCAGTGAGTAAATTTGCCTGTTACTTTTTTCTGAACTTTAAACCGTAGACTTATATCGGTAATGGATGTGTATTTCCATTCCTTAATATGCCCAACGGTAATTTCCTGCAAGTCAGTGATAAATATAACTTGCCTATCAATGGCGGGAATTGCCATACTCAAGGGAATCCAACAGCCGCTATTCATTGTCGCCTGATTTTAAGAATACCTGCAATTCTGTGGGTAGCTCATCCCAATTCCGTTCGCATATTTCTTTTACGCGCTTTAGAAACCAAGCTTGCGTTTGCCCCACCGCCTTAAGTTTGGCGATGTGCCTTCTTAATTCTTGTTGACCCATGTCGTTAATGGGTTCGTTTAGTTTGGCTTTATTAGCCCAAGGGAATAGATTCATCTTGTGATTGTTTTTGTTCACCGCTAAAGTCGTAAATTTATACACAATACAAACTCTTTTAACATATTTTAACAAATGAGAAGGGCTGCAAAGGTAGACGACAATCAAAGAGAAATAGTCAAAAAGCTGAGGTCTATCGGGTGTTCGGTAAGATCGACCGCAGCAATAGGTAAGGGTTTCCCCGACTTAGTTGTCGGGTACAGGGGCATTAACTATTTGTTTGAAGTGAAAGATGGAAGTAAGCCGCCATCTGCTAGAAAATTAACCTCAATGCAAAAAGAATTTGCTTTAACGTGGGGAGGATCTGTTCATGTAGTCAACTCATTTGACGAGGCTCTCGCCGTGTTAAAAAATGTTAAAAAGGCCAAGCCGTAACCTCATTTTAGTAAGTTCGTATTGAACAAAAACTAAAAAAATGGAAACAGTAATTAAAGTAAATTGGCGGCCACCTTCAGGATGGAGCGTAACAAAACTACCGGCTATTGAATACGACCGGGAAAGTCACCGCAAAAGAACAGACGGCCTTGGTGAGATTGATTACTATTTTTCTGATCGTGTAGTTGCTAGAATAGCGGGCGAATTTTATTCAGGTGTGTTTTGCCAATTCGAGCATGACCAATCTTATTTCTTTCTTCTCGATCCCGACAACGAGAAATTCAGGCCCGAAACAATTAGCGCCTGGTTTTACGTCGATCAAATCTACAAGGCATGAAAAAGCACATTGAAAGAAACTACGCGTTCTACTTAGCGGCTTTGATTTTGTCTTTAATGGCCTTTAAAAAATGTTCAGGCCAAAAGGTTAAGATGGCAATAAAAGGCGAATGGGTGCAGATAGCCCCGGCGAAATGTATTGATGATTCGCTGTGGCTATACCAAGAGGCCGAGTGCGTTATTTACGAAGGTAACTACGAACAGACCGGATTGGCTGATCTTAAAATGGGTGAGGAATACATTCTCGCCACCCCCTACAAAAGGGAAAGGTTTGTCGCTGATCGAAAAAGGCTTTTTTGGAGTGTTAGTGATAGTCGTTAACCTGTGTTAGCTGACGAAGTGAACTGTAAAAATTACGATTATGAAAGTACAATATAGAATTGCAAATAGAAATGGAGACTACTACCCACAGGTTAGAACTAAGAAGTTTTTGTTTTGGGGTAGTTGGAAGAAAATAGCCAAACACCCAACAGGATATGGAATGTATGGGCTACCAAGCACAGATTACCCTAAAACAAAAACGGAGTGTGAAGAGATAATAACAGGCTTTGATAAATGGTTTAAGAATGAGAATACTGTAAACGAAAGTTATAGTAATTTTTATTGCAGCTAACGGCTCAGTATAAAAAATCGGGCGCAAATCCCCAGCTACGAAAAAAGGCGTAAACGCTGCCTGCGTCTGTTTTTTATACATTGTTGGCAGCAGTAACGGATTTGAAATGGCAAACGACAAAAAAACATTAGCGTATAGTGGATTGACTGACACTATATTTTACATTGACGGAAAAGGTAAGCAAGTGGACTTGCCAAAAGGAAATTTTATTCAGATGGTGCTTCTTTGGTTGAATGAGGGCGTACTTCCGAAAGTAGGTGAGAAGTTTCAAAGGACAATTGCGGTTAAAGGAAAGGTGCATTGGAAGATAACGATTGAACGAGTGGCAGAGTAGTTATTGCTGCCAACGGACGAGTATAACCGTTCGGGCGTGAATTAGTAATTAACTTTCAAAATATAAATGACTTATGAGTACACAAGAAAACTTCAAAAATGCAGAAACTAAGACTGACGGTTATACATTGTTATCTACTGGCTGGCATTCAGTAGAAGACCGTCCATTATTCACGAAAGATGAGCGTGGGCATTGGATATGTACCGAAGATGGTGACAAAGAATTTATTGCAGCCCTTCCTTATAATGACAAGCGAAGACCAAATGAGGAACTTTGGTGGATAAGGCATTGTGTGGTAGAAGATGAAATAGGGCTGTGTGTAGTAGGTGATGATGATAATGAACCTGCGGGTTGGGGTTTGGAAGACGTAACGCATTGGATGCCGATGCCGTCTCCGCCAGCTTGTAGATAACTACTTATAAAGACCACGACAAAAATGCCTTATAATAAAACAGCCGACAATACTTACAAAGCTCAATTTGAGGTACGGTTGTTAGGTAAGATGCAAGACTTGATTTTACTTCGGAATAAGTCAAAAATGTCTCAACAAGATTGCGCTGATCTATTCGGCGTTTCACTTAAAACAATACAACGCTTTGAAAACTACAAAAACACCTCTGCTTATCTTGTTTTTTGCTATTCTGAGCAATTCGGCAATCAGTCAAGATAAATGGTGGAAACTTGAAAAGAGAGATTTATTTGCTGCTTCTACGGCTTTTATGGCGGGATCTTTTGAGGGAACGGCTGAAAGCCTAAAGTGGCATTACGATCAATTTGAAAACACGTTTCCAGAAGCCAATAACGAATACTGGAACCCTGAGCTATCCTGGCGCAACAAATACAAAAACGGCGATCCTGTTCAAGGCCCGGCTTATTTTGGATCGACTACCTTTTTAGCCTGGACAACCGACGGCTATCATTTAATGCGAACTAGTAGAAATGTCATGTTGGGCGCGACTTTGTTTTTAACGCCAAGGTGTGAGTTTGACTGGCGAAGGATGCTTTTAAGGGTCGTTGTATATTCACTTTCGTATCAGGCAGGATTCCACTTAACTTATACGTTAATTTTTAGGTAAGCGGATCTGCAATTGACGTCAAATTAGAAAACCCAAAAAACCCAGTGGGTTTTTCAATAACCCAACTTTTCGTTGGGTTTTTTCATAACCAATAGGTTTGTCAATAACCAGTTGGTTTTGCAATAACCACTAGGTTTTCGTCTAGTTTTCACTCAAAAACTATTTTAGGTAATTATTAACACACCCCTCAAAGCCTTTGTTGACGCGGCTAAAAACCCAAAAAACCCAGTGGGTTATTAGGGAAACCGAAAAAACCCAATGGGATCATAGGGCGTTCCTGATAACCCGATAGATAGATAGATAGATAGATAGATAGATAGATATAAAAAAACCTGCAAAAAAAAGGGTTGGGTTATGCAGGCAAGCAAGCAAGATTTTTTTTATGTTTGCCGAGATCTTAATTCACTCCGGACGGTGGTCTTGCCTTAAACGGGTTTCGTGGTTGTTCCCCGGCCGTCATTTTTTAAAACAACCACGCAAAGAACAACCAACGCCAATGGCTGAAAATAAAAACAGATTCACTCTCGACAGATCCTGGTCAACAACCCTAGGCAAGCTAACTGACGAACAAGCCGGAAAAGTTATCAAGTGGGTGTTTGCATTTATCAACGACGAAAGCCCGTCCGAAGAATTTGAAGACCCGGTAGTCGATATTTGCGTCTCAAAATTCAAGGCCGAGCTCAAACAGGATCTCAAAAAATGGCAAAGGATCGTTGATCGGAACCAAGAAAACGGAGCCAAAGGAGGCCGACCGCCAAAAAAACAAAAGCAAAAACCTCAACCATTACCCGAAAAACCAAGCGAAACCAAGCTGAACAGCAACGAATTTAAGTCAATCATAAACGACGGAAGGGGTGATTCACACTGGAAAAACAGACCGTCTTGGGATGAATTTTTATCCGAAGCCAAGAAGCACCCGAAATACCACAAAACCTACGAACAGCCGCTAAAAGACAGGTTTACGGCTTGGGTTCAAAACGGGTGGACGATTAGCGAAAAGCCTATCCGCGATTGGAAAAAGCTAGTCACAAACCACATCATCCCGGATTTGGAAGATCAAAGAATCAAATCACGGCAAAAAAGGACGGTAAAAACGTCAAACATGAAATTTGATAACTAACCACGACCCAAACATGGCTTATTTCGCACAGAAACCTATCAAAAATCAATTAACGGATAGAATTGGTACAACCATACCACAGAAGAAAAGATAATTGAAAAATGGGTGATTAAAATGGATTAGAAGAAAATGCTGAAAACACCCCAAAAGCAACCAACTTTATCCTAACAAACATTTTTCCTAATTTTGTACCATGCCGGATAAAAAAAACCATAGCCCCGTGTCAGCAACCCATAACCTCTTCGTCGATGATCGCGGTATGCTCGGCGAAAGATCCACGTTTACCTCAGCCCTGACAATCGAAGGAACGAAAATTGATGTTAAAGTAACTTTTGTAAGCAATGCCTAACAAACATCCAAGAAATATAGGTAAACCCAGGCTTTTACAAGAACCATCAGAACTTTGGGATCTCTTTGTAAAATACCGGGATTCTGTAAAAAAAGAAGCTGAAAAATGGGCGACCATCCAATTTGTAGGGAAAAACGGTAGAGCAGAAAAAGTAATTCCTAACCTCCCCATGACCATCGACGGATTTCATGTTTTTTGCTACGATAATATCGGAATTGTCGAACCCTATTGGTATAATCGGGACAACAACTACGCAGAATATTTACCCATTGTTTCGCGCATAAAGAAAGAAATTCGTGACTGTCAGATCAAAGGCGCTTTAGTGGGTCAGTATAATCCAAACCTAACAGCCAGGTTAAACGGATTAGGCGACAAGCAGCAGATCGAAAAGCAGAAGATAGTCGTCAAAAAGCCCGAGTAATGGAATATTGGCTCGCTTTCACAATTTTTTTGTCGTTGGTCATTATTGTTTTGTGGAAAAGCGATAACGACGATATGGCGATGTAGGATAATTCAAGCGATACCCGAACGAG